GACGTTGCACGAATGGCAGGAAAGCCTCAATGACCGGACTACAAGAATTATTATGTTCGATTATGAAAAAGTGCAATATACATGGGTCGCGGAGAAGCTGGAACAATTCAGAGATGAAAACGACCTCGGCACTAATACCGAAGCGCTAATACGACTTATAGAAAAAATTTCAGGAGAGGAAGCGCCGGAATGAACGCAGTAAAAGTAGCGGTAGATACACTTAAGTCTTACCCTAAAAACCCACGCAAAGGCGACGTAAAACTAATTGCTGAATCATTAACCGAATACGGGCAATATAAACCGATAGTAGTCAATAGTGTAAATAATGAAATACTGGTCGGTAACCACACATACGCAGCTGCAAAATCGCTCGGGTGGAAAGAGATTGACGTAACGTATATTGAGGCAGACCCGGAGACAGCGGCAAAGATTGTGTTGATAGACAATAGAACGAGCGACCTCAGCGGATACGACAATAACGCGCTATTGGAATTACTGGAAAGGCTCGACTCGCTGGAACATACCGGATATGGCGATGATGAATTCGATGATGTATTGGCAAAGATTGAAGAAGAAAAAACGCCGAGCGTCAAAGAGGCAATCAAAACTAATAGCCTAGACGAGATTGCAGGGCAGATTGAAGGATTGGCAGAGAGATACAAGGCGGTAGATACAAAGGTATTCATGGTGGAATTAGAAAACCATGTCTATATCTGGACTATTGAGCAGCTGGGAAAGCAACGCCTAAAGAGCGGGGCGCAAAGCAACTCCGACGCGCTGGTAAAATTGCTGGAAGAAAACTACGGCGAAACGGCTCCCAAATGAAATTAGCAGACCTACCGGTAATTCGGGTAAAGCGCGTAATGAGCGCTGAGGAAGCAACGGAATTAGTCGGCGTAACGGTAATGGACTTAGAGCCTAACTGCCGCACCGCTGCGCTATTTATTGACGACGAAACAGAGGAGCCAATCCTCGCGTATATGCCGATGGAAGATGAAGTGAACCTGCTACGGCGCTCGGTAATGGGGATTAAATACGGAACTACAAAGCGAGCAAGTACGGGAATGGAAAACCAATCCCGGACATTCGGCATGGCTCCGCGCAAAGTGTTCCAGCGTAGAGAAAGCTGCCGCACTACAACGCTGGCTAACGAACAACCGGAAGAGCATGCAGTATTGGTAGCGTTTGCAAAGAAGTTCGGAGAAATGTTTAAAGAATTCGCACCGCACCTATTCGAAGCTGACGCGAAGACGCTAGAGACCAGCGGCATAAGCAACGAATGGAAGATGACAGACGATGCGCTATGGACTAGCGGAGTAGTAAACAAAGCCTCAACGCTGCCATACCACCGAGACGGATTCAATTTCGCTACGTGGAGTGCCATGCCGGTAGTAAGAAGAAATATGCGTGGAGGTTACTTACACTTCCCGGAATACGCGCTAACGTGCGCGTGCAGAGACGGTTGGGTCTTATTCTTCCCGGGATACAAGTATGTGCATGGAGTAACACCTATGCAAGAAACAGCGCCGGATGCATACAGGTTCTCAATCGTTTATTACGCATTACGGGGCATGAAAGATTGTTTTACGTTTGCAGTAGAGACAGCAAAGGGAGCAGAAAACCGCACAAAACGAGAAGACAAAATGGCCGAACAACTAAAAAACCCGGCTAACGCGTGGGAATAGACTACAGAAAGCCGGAATACAGAGAAAAGGTATTCCAAGACTTTTACGAATTCCATCTGCGCTACCGCTCTCACCCGGGCTGCGTGTATTACATAATGCCTTACCTCAAAGATAAATTGCAATGGAACGACGAAGAGGCGTTGTGGTTTGCGTTCCTCAACGGCAATACACAAAACCCGGTGACAAGTTACATATTGCATAAACGATTCCCGAAACCGGAACAGCATAGAGAGTTAATTCAATTCTACATAGACAATTACCCGCGCCTAGAATTCGATACTGACCGGAGATACCATAAAAAGTCATTAGAAGACGCAATACACAGTTACTTAGCGCTCGTAAAGGACTCACAAAAGGATTATTGGCACGCGACAGCTGCAAAAGGATTTAGCGCGATGTGGCAGGGAGCAAGCAAGATTGCTACGTTCGGCCGGCTCAGCACATTTTCATACTTAGAATACGTACGGATTATGGGAGTACCGTTCGATTGCGATACGTTATTTATAGATGACATAAACGGGTCGCGCTCGCACCGCAACGGGCTATGCATAGTGGCAGGGTTAGATAGATACGATTGGCATAAATCTAACCCGGAATTCGACGGAAAATATGATAACGAATTGTTACAAGGGCTAGAAAACAAAGGCGCTGACCTACTAATTGCGGCTAAAGAACGCGCAAAGGGAAAACCATGGGAATATGACGTCTCGTACTTCACTTTAGAATCTACACTTTGCACATACAAGAGCTGGCATAGACCTAACCGACGATACCCGAATGTGTATAACGACATGCTGGCCGGGCGCATACAGAAAAACGAAGAGAATTGGCCGGAAGAAGACCTAAGTATATTTTGGCAAGCAAGAAAAGATTGCCTACCGGCGCACCTGCGTATAGAAGATAGCCCGGAAGACCTCGGCCTACACCCGATTAAACAAAACCATTACCGCACTACAGGGCAGGTAATTATGATGGATAAGGAATACCCGGAGTACGCTAACGATTACAATGACGCGGTAGACGAAGGCACAATAAAGGAATGGCTATGAACGATTCAGTATTCCCGACGCTAGGAATAAACAGAGAGAATACAAAGTGGGAAGACCACATGTATACGCTAACGCCGGTAGAATTACGCGACGGAATACATTGGAAAAGAGAAGATTACTTCGCGCCATTAGGTTACGGCGGCATAAACGGAAGCAAGCTGCGACAACTGCTACACCTGATAAGTCAATTAGACGTACCCGGGATTATCACCGGAGCAAGCGTGCTAAGTCCGCAATTAAGCATGGGGGCATTGGTAGCAAAGCATTACAGCATTCCAATTACCTGCGTACTAGGCGGCACAAAACCGGAGACAGCGATTAAACACGAAAACGTAGCCATAGCGCAAGATGCAGGAGCAGAGTTCGTGTTCGGCAAAGTGGCGTATAACCCGGGGATACAGAGCAACGTAACGAAATTGTTACAAACGCCGGAGTACAGCGGCTATTACAGACTCAATTACGGGATAACGGTAGACGATAACGCTACAGACGAAGACGTAAAAGCGTTCCACGAAGTAGGGGCATACCAAGTACAGAATATCCCGGAGGAAGTAACGCACGTAGCCATGACTGCCGGGAGCTGCAACAGCTGCGTCAGCGTTTTATACGGCCTCGCTAAGTACAAAACAAACGTAAAGAAAGTAACGCTATTCGGTATCGGTCCGACAAGGCTAAAGATGATTGAAAAGCGATTAATCAAGATTGAACGTGCGACCGGGCTAGTAATACGAGACAAGTACAGACGCAAGTACATGCACCATAAAGACCTAGAAGACGAACATCAGACTGACGGGCAAATACTGCTAGTACATTACGACCTGCACTCAACTAAGTTCAGTTCGTACGGCGACAAAATGCCATTTAGAAAAAGCGGGATTGACTTTCACCCTACATACGAAGGCAAGGCGTTACATTACATGGAAAGAAACCCGGGAATGTTCGATTGGTATAACGACCCTGACGGAACATCATTATTCTGGATTGTAGGCAGCGCACCGAAACGAGAGGCGATGAAATGGACACTATCTACCTAATAGGGCAGCCGGGAAGCGGCAAAACAACCCTAACAAAAGAATTCCAAAAGGATTGGGCTAAAGTAAACATGTATGACAAACCGTTCAAGTATCAAGAATATGAAGCGCCAAAACTAGGAAAGATTTACTCATTAGGCTGGGATAGACAACATTTCAGCGGTACAGACACACTAGGTAACACCGTAATTACACTTATGCCACAATTTTACGCGAGCGCAGATGCAACTATCTACGGAGAAGGCGACAGACTGGCAAGCCGGACATACTTCGACCTCGCAAAGTCGTACGGGAAATTGTACCTGTTCTACCTGAACACAGATAACGAGACGGCAGCTGCACGAAGAGAGGCAAGAAGCGCCGAAACAGGGAAGACGCAAAACCTAACATGGGCTAAAGGAAGAGCAACTAAACACAAAAACCTAGCGGAAGAGTACAAAGCAATTTACCTACCGGGGAATAAGACAAGTAGCGAAATTACTCAGATTATGGCAGACTGTTTATACAAAGGAAAAGGAAACGTATGAGCAGGAAAAATGCACCATCTCCGGCAGTATTGGAGAAGGAATTGAAGATAATTGAACTACGACGCGCCGGGGTAACGTGGGAGAAGATTGCGGCGGAGATAGGGTTCAAGAATGCTAGCGGGGCGTACAAGATGTACCAGCGAGCTGCAGAGCGAATGGTAAGGCCGAACCTAGAAGAGCTAAGAGATGTGGAATTAGACCGGCTGGACAGAATGCAGTTAGGGATATGGAATAAGGCAAAAGACGGCGAACTAAGAGCGATTGACACAGTATTACGAATACAAGACCGAAGAGCGCGGCTATTAGGCTTAGACGCTCCAACGAAGATACAGGCGGAGGTAACGGTATATGAGGGTCAGCAACTCGTTGAACACACAGCCCGAATTATTGAACTCATTAGACAATCTCGCGGCGCGCAGGGCAACGTGGGAAGCGGTTTTAGCGAGACCCGAGCAATTACCAACGACGGATAACGAATGGTCGGTATGGCTGTACCTAGCGGGGCGTGGAGCGGGTAAAACACGTACTGCAGCGGAATGGATAGTGTGGCAAGCGCTAACGCAAAATTGGACGCGCTGGGCGGTAATTGCTCCTACGTTCGGTGACGTAAGAGATACATGCGCTGAGGGAGAATCAGGGCTAATACCGATACTGCACCAATACGGAGCGCTGGAATATTACAACCGGTCTACCGGAGACATAAAACTAACAAACGGAAGCCGCATAAAATTATTCTCAGCTGATGAGCCTGACCGATTGCGTGGTCCGCAACATCATGGCGCATGGTGCGATGAATTAGCGGCATGGAGATACCCGGAGACATACGACCAGCTGCAATTCGGATTACGGTTAGGCGACCACCCAAAAACCGTAATCACTACAACTCCTCGGCCTATCCCGCTGATTAGACAACTAACGGCCAAGACCGACGGAACCGTACGAGTAGTAAGAGGCTCGACGTTTGATAACGCGGCTAACCTTGCACCTAGCGCGCTCGTAGAATTACAAGCTCGATACAACGGAACTAGACTCGGCCGGCAAGAGTTATATGGCGAAATACTAGACGACGTAGAAGGCGCGCTATGGACAAAGGGGGTAATTGACCGGAACAGAGTAGAAAACGCACCGCCATTGGCAAGACTCGCAATAAGTATTGACCCGGCAGTAACTAATACAAAAGACAGCGACGAAACCGGAATTATCGTGTTAGGTAGCGACGCAGCTGGCAACGGATACGTAATTGCTGATTATTCATTTAAGGGAAGCCCGAACGAATGGGCGCAGAAAGCGGTAGAAGTATTCCGCACGCATAAAGCAGATTCAATCCTCGTAGAAGTTAATCAGGGAGGAGACATGGTAAGTGCGGTATTACGCCAAGTAGATATGAGCCTACCAATTCAGGAAGTGCGAGCGCATGTAGGAAAGAAACTGCGAGCCGAGCCGGTAGCGGCAATGTACGAGCAGGGCAGAATTAAACACGTAGGCAACTTCGACAAATTAGAAGAGCAAATGACAATTTGGACACCGGATAGCCCGGACTCACCTGACAGATTAGACGCGATGGTGCAGGGATTTAGTAGCCTAATTGGAACGAGCAGCGCGGCCACATACTTTACGGCGCTCGCTAATTTCTGTACGGGGTGCGGATTACCTATGCCGAAAAGTGCGTTAAAATGTTTCAAGTGCGGAACCGCTATGATTAGCGCTGAACTAAAGGGGTAAACGTGGCGGTCGAATACGATACATCTATAAATCAGGGCGCAGATTGGTACATTAATTTCGTTTACCAAGATACAACAACGAATACGCCTATTAACATCACCGGCTACACAGCTGCGCTACAACTACGCTCATTACCTAGCGATACTACAACGGCGTTAAGCCTGACAAGTCCGGCCGGGGGAATAACTATTACTGGCGCGCAGGGATTAGTAGCGGTACACGCAACGGCGGCACAAACAGGAGCAATCGTGGCCGGGTATTACTATTACGACGTAGAAATAACATCTCCGGCAAACATTGTAACGAGATTGGTACAAGGTCAGATACTCGTTAGCGCTCAGGTAACACGATGACAGAGACGGTAATTGTTCAACTAATTGAACCGACGACTCTAGTAGTAACACCGCAAGAAGCAAACATCGTAGTAAGTAGTCCGGGTCCGCAAGGTACGCCGGGTACCAATGGCACTAACGGTACCAATGGAACAAACGGCGCAGCTGCGACTATCGCTGCGGGAACTACAACTACAGGGGCGGCTGGCACTAGCGCGACAGTAACAAACAGCGGAACATCAAGTGCGGCAGTATTTGACTTTACAATCCCAAGAGGCACGCCGGGTACAAACGGCACAAACGGAACTAACGGAACGGCCGCAACTATTGCAGCGGGTACAACTACGACCGGAGCTGCGGGAACATCGGCAAGCGTAAGTAACTCAGGTACATCATCTGCGGCTATATTTGATTTCACTATCCCGCGAGGAGCAAAAGGCGATACGGGAACGGCCGGAACAAACGGAACTAACGGTACAAACGGTACGGCTGCTACGATTACGGTTGGCACTACGACTACGGGAGCGGCCGGAACCTCAGCGGCGGTAAACAATAGCGGAACGTCAAGCGCGGCTATATTTGATTTTACAATTCCGCAAGGTACAGCCGGAACTAACGGCACGAACGGTACTAACGGAACAAACGGCACTAACGGCACAAACGCGGTCTATGATACAGACCAAGCGGTAATTTCAATGCAAGTATTCGGATAGGATAAAAATGGCAACGTATACAAAGGTACTTTTATCAGCCTCATCACAAGGTCAACCAATCA